ACCTATTGCTTGGGTAATTTTTCTAATGATGATATTTTTTTAGGATATTACAGATTTAAGTTATGGACTGATCCTGATACAAATGAACTAAATTGGACGCAGAGTTTAAGATGTAAAAACCTAGACGCACCAAAACATTATTTCACTTATAATATAAGCGACGTGATGCCCGATCAATTTTTTGAGTTATCCAATTATTTTATAGACTTCGCCGAAAGTCTTAAAATAAAAACAGGTTATGGACTTACACCTAATGCTGTAAGTAGTGTAGAACATCCTAACGGATGGATTGTACTCAATCCCGACACCGTCGGGATTGTAGCTCCAGATCCAAAGCTGTTTAGATTGTGTTCTTCTAGATATAAAACTGAAACCGTAGAATTAATTCCGGCCGGAGAATATTCTGCAATCGAAAAGTATAGAAATAATGTCCATGGATTACGTTTTAGCGTTGCTCAAAAAATTTCGAAATACACCCGAATTGATAATGATCAGCTTTATGATACGAAGACTATATGAATCAGATTTTGATAACATCTTCAAGATATTCAACAGCAATTCTAAATTTCAAGATGGCTTGAAATCTGATTCTCTTATACCAACAATAGATGAATTGTGGTTTTCAGCTCATTCGAATAGAATAAAAAATAAAGACTTTGTTTATGTAGGATATTTTAAAGATGATACTCTAATAGCATTCATCCAGGGAGAAATGTGGCTGCGTAATAATATAAAAGTAGCCAGTATAGGTTGGACACTTAGAGATAAGAATTATAGTCTGACAAAAAGTCATAGACAGACTTATTGGAGCGATGAAATTTTATCTATAGAAAATGCGTTGATAGACATTTTTTTAGAGTATCAAATTAAGAATATCTATTGTACTGTTGCCGTTGATTCTAATAGTTCGAGTGATATTCCTGGCTCGCGATTATCTATGTTTAAACGTTCCATTATTGAATATGTCAAAGCTGGGCAGCGTTGCACAGATCCGGATCTGTGCAATCACATATATGGTAATCTAGTACTAAATAAAGATCAAGAACTGGTTGAATATATCATATGAATTATCTGAACGTTTTATACACACCACTAGACGTTCCTGAAAGACCAGAGATAGATTATGAATTATTTAAGAAATGGTCTGTAGACGTATATCCACAGCCCTGTATTAATATAGAAAGCAAGCAGAAATTTGTTGCTCATGATAGATTAAAGTCGAAGTATCCATGGAACTTGGTATACGGAATGCATGCCGGAGAATGGCAGAACGATTTCAATCATCTGTTTAAAGACTTAGCAGAATATTGCTATAAAGGTTTTGGTTTAGAACAGCATCATCTCTATACCATCTTATTTTTACCTACAAGAAATGACTTCGTAAACAAGTATTTTTGGCATATAGATCCTGATAGTTCTGGACTAAGATTTTATCTACGAAATGAAGATGTTTCTTGCAATCACCTACTCATGAGACGAATGACTCAGTATATTCCTGATGCATGGAAGATGCCTTCTGATGTACTTGAAAACATGCTAGAGCCAGAAATACTGTACTGTAACATGAAGTCTAAACATCAAGCATTTTTTCTGAATAATGTATTTGCGGCGCATACACCGATAAACAAACGCAGCATTGATAGAGTAGCAGTTTTTGTTACTATTAAGAAAAAACATCTGGCTGATGTAATACAAAACTTAGTCGATCCACTAGTCATTAGATCCATCTATAAATATCCCGAATATTGTATATTGCGTGAGTGATAAAATATAAATAGCTAACAAATAGAGAGTCCACGGATGGATCTTGCAGCAAATTAGTTAATCATGGTGATAAAATAGATATATCTATTTCATTGCTTATTTTATATCTATTTTATCACTTATTCTATTCCACTCTACTGTATATGTAACCTTCTCTATAGAGCTACACTCTATTATACCATAATAAATGCATATGTCAAGAACTATTTTGATAGAAAATCTGAGGAATTTATGATTACTGCCGATATCCTAAAGCGCTTATGTCCATCGAGTAAACAAGCCATCGTCGATGGCGTAGTATTGTATTTCAACAAGTATGCCGATGAATATGAAATATCCAATGAATTGCGAGTATGTCATTTTTTAGCGCAAGCCGCTCATGAGTCCGCGCATTTCATGACACTGGAGGAATACGCCAGTGGCGATGAATATGAAGGCCGATCCGATTTGGGTAATACTCAACCCGGCGATGGGCAGCGATACAAGGGGCGTGGTATATTTCAGCTTACCGGTCGAGCAAATTACGTTACGTATGGAAATAAATTAGGTGTCGATCTAGTCAACGATCCGCCACTTGCCGCTACTCCAGAAATATCTGTACGTACTGCCATGGAATATTGGAAAACCAGAGGCCTTAATGCATTCGCAGACGCAAATGATATTATTACTATAACCCGTCGCATTAACGGAGGGACAAATGGCTTGGATGACCGCAGAAGCTACCTAGCCAAGATACAGCGAATACTTAAAGATCCTGAAGCCATGTATATCGGAGATAAAAATGCTGCTGTTCGCGAAGCTCAGAAGCTTCTAATTCAACATGGCTATAAAATAAGTTTAGATGGCAACTTTGGTCCAGGAACAGAACAGGCCGTGAAGCAGTATCAGCAAAGCAATAATCTGGTAGCTACAGGTATTATAGATCGGATTACACTGAATAAATTACGAGACCTATAATGGTATTATCTACGCCGGCTAGTTTAATTTTAAATACAGTTTGCCCTATTCTGGGCTCGGCTATAGCCGGTCCGTTGGCTGCTATCGTAGCCCGTAAAATTTCAACCTGTCTACTGGGTAAACCCGACGGTACACCAGAAGAAATATCTAGCGCTATTATGCTGGCTAATTTCGACCAGCTAGTACTTCTACAAGGCATTGAAGTAGAATTTAATAAATTATCACCTAAGCCAATTCATTCCATAGTGAAAACTACTGATTGGACACCAAAGTTTATTGCATTGATTACCATTACTTCGTTTTTTACTTATATCGGGCTCGTTACATTTTACCCATTCGAGCATCCTTTGCCTATGGAATTCGTCAATCTTGCTATTGGATGGATTGGTGGCGTTGCTACGGCCATAGTATCATACTATTTCGGATCGTCTTCTGGTAGCAAACATAAGTCGGATATTATCGAACGAATGGAGCCGCGGGCAATCGACAAACCGTGATTGTTATATGTTAAGCTCTAAGGTGTTTGCTGCTCTAAGGCCAGCTTGGCGTTCGACAAATAGGATTGAATAGCTGCCATTGAATTAGCGCAAGATATATTATTTTTCTGAAGCTGTACGAGCAATCGCGCAACTTCTATATCAGTCATATTGACTGTAGACGGAAACTTAACTATAACCGGACAATAATATAGATTGGCAGGAACGTCGATTGCAATAAATTTATTACGGACAACAAATTGAGGTTGTAGTGCTGAATCGCTACATGCGGCAAGCATTAGCATTATACCTGCATATATGATCGATTTCATTTCAGCAATTCCAATTGACGAACGGTATTTTTGAGTACATCAGAACTTGTCTTGTTTGCTGCGGCTGCTTCCTTTGACGACAGATAGTCATCGATGGTACCTAGTTTTCTATTCAGTATATCATTCTGCGTTTGAAGATTGGTTAGAGTACTTTTCTGCAATTCGCTCAATTCGTTTATCTTTGATATGAATTGATTCTGATCCCTAATAATCTGCTCCAATTGATTGCGATTGTATAACGCAAGAGCCTCGCGCCTAATCGAATCATTATGCATTTTATACAGGCCGGCTATAGTGCCCAGAAGCATTAGGGCCCCGATACCCATTCCAATTATTCTTCCAACCGGACTCATAAAAAATGATATGATAGCCATATGACACCCCTCACTTATTTACTTATTTAGTCGTGATAAATAAGAATAATATCGATATGCTAACCGCATGGATGATACAATTATAAATAGCTTGTAACACAATATCGTGGAGTTATCATGGCAGCAATAGCATCCCGGCAAGGCTTAAAGGACTATTGCCTTCGTCGGCTAGGATATCCCGTAATCGATATCAACGTCGATGACCAGCAGATCGAAGATAGAATTGATGATGCTCTACAGAAGTACCGCGATAATCACTTCGAGGCCACTGAGCATGTATATTATCAAATTTCAGTGACGGCCAACGATCTTGTCAATAAATATTTTACGCTTCCCGAATCGATGATTGGTGTTGTGCGAATATTGAATATAGATTCATCAATTGGCACTTCAAACTTATTCAATGCGCGCTATCAGATGTATCTAAATGATATCTATAATGGTAACCTATCGAATATCGATGTTTCTGGATATGTTTCGATTATGCGTCATATAGAAACAATAGAACAACTATTCTCAGGCATCAAGCCAATTCGATTTCAACGGCATCAAAACATACTAAATGTTGATCTTGATTGGAATACACTTAATGTAGGAGACTTTATCATAGTCGATGGGTATAAAGCCATCGATCCAGAAGTGTATACCGATATATACAATGACTCATGGTTAAAGAAATATGCCACGGCTCTCATCAAAAGGCAATGGGGTTCGAATCTATCGAAGTTTGAAGGTATGCAATTGCCCGGTGGTGTAACATTCAATGGCAAGGTTATATACGAAGAAGCCGATGCTGAAATAACGAAGATCGAAGAAGATATGGTCAATAGTGTATCAGGTATTCTGTCTGACCTCACGGGCTAATCAATGACGGTCAATAAGTATTTCAAGTATTATAGTTACGGCCGAGAACAAGATACGGCCGAGGATCTTATTATAGAAAGCATAAAGATATATGGGCTGGACGTAAAGTATCTACCGCGAACCATAATCAATCAGGATTTTCTTCTGGGTGAAGATGCTCTGGGTAAATTCAATTCGGCCATTGATCTAGAAGTCTATATCAAAAATATACAGGGATTTGAAGGCGAGGGTGATTTCCTAAGTAAGTTTAATCTTGAAATACGCGATCAAATTACTTTTACTATGGCGCGAAAGCGATTTAGTCAGATTGCCACCGAAAAACTAATCGAAGAAGTTGGATATAATTATCAGGTAGAAACTGCCAATACACAAGCTTGGGGCGTAACAGATTCATACTTGCTAGAGACAGGTAGCGCCAATGGATATAGTATTACGTCATCTCGCCCACTTGAAGGCGATCTAATATTTCTTCCGTTGAATAATAAGCTATACGAAATCAAATCTGTCGAACATGAAAATATATTCTACCAGCACGGTAAACTATATACATATGATATTCAATGCGAATTGTATGAGCGTGATTCTCGTCTCGATACGGGCAATACAGTAATCGATATTATCGAGTCCGATACGACACTCGACATACTAACATACCAGTTCCTAGATGAATCAGGAAATATTATGTTAATTGAGGATGGAGGATACATGCTTCAAGAATTCCGCCTCGAAGCGACGGCTCCAATGGCTAATAACGAATACATCACGGCGAAATCGCTATCGTTTGTGAATTGGTCTGAGAAGAATCCTTTTAGTGAAACCGATAGATGGTAATGTAAATGGCTATATTCGGTTCTCAATATTATAATCAGACGCTTCGGCGATACATTGTCATGTTCGGTAATATGTTCAATGATATGATTGTTCAGCGTTTAGATTCCAGTAATGCGGTAATACAGTCTATTGGTGTGCCTCTTACTTACAGCCCGAAAGAAAAATACTTGGCCAGACTTGCGGCCGATCCCGATTTGACTCGACCTGTAGCTATTCAACTTCCATCGATATCGTTTGAAATGCTCAGTATGTCATATGATGGCACGCGGCGTCTAACGGGCAGTACGAAGAATGTATCGCACAATTCATCTGATTTAAATCGAGTTCGATCCCAATTTGTTCCCGTACCATATAATATGAATTTCTCATTGTATGTTTACACTCGAAATGCGGATGATGCCGCACAGATAATTGAGCAGATTATTCCATACTTTGGACCCGAGTGGACCAATAGCGTGAATTTAATTCCATCAATGGGAATTACTCTAGACATTCCTACCATATTAAATAGCATATCATCTGAAGATACTTACGAGGGCGACTTCGTGACACGTAGGGCGCTAATTCACACATTAGATTTCACGGTTCGCGGGTACTTCTTTGGGCCAGTTCGAACCAGTGGTATAATCAAGAGAGCACAGGTCGATTTAAATATCGTGTCTGCACAATCAAATACAAATGTTTTATATGGCATTCAAAGCACTTCTATTACTCAAGCTGATATAGCCAGAACTGGGCGAAGCTCGCGCGTCGTAGTTACTCCCGGACTATTGGCTAATGGTTCGCCGACTACAAATAGCGCAGCATCTATAGCACTGTCACTAATCTCGGCCAATTCAAACTATGGGCTGGCTGCGAATACATTCACATTTGCCGATGGCAAAAAGTATGATCCAGTAAGTGGATCAGATAATCTTCGTATTGAACAGATACAGACAACGCGAATGGATTTACCCTAATGTCACAGTTAAATAATAATATGAATAAGATATTTGATATAACTCCATCGACAGTGGTATTGGATACAGTATCTCTTCCCGCAACTTTTGCCGGCGCGCCGGACGTAAGTGACGATTTTACAGTTGCGCGCAATAATATTCGCAATATAATAGAAAAAGGAGACGATGCGCTGGAGTCTGCGTTGGAGCTGGCCAAAGAAAGTGAGCATCCACGCACGTATGAAGTAGTTGGGCAGTTAATCAAGGTACTAGTCGATGCCAACAAGGATTTACTTAATATACATAAACAAAAAAAAGAATTAAATACGACAGAATCAGAAACATCTTCGAAAAATGTAACTAATGCTATATTTGTTGGTAGTACGGCAGAATTACAAAAAATAATACGAGGTAAAATAAATGTGGAATAATATACGTATGAGTTTCAAGTCTATGTCTCATGCGGTGCGAGGCCCCGGGATCTTGGTCGAGTCACATAAACCAGTAGCGATCACGGCCGTACAGGAGATAGCGCCAGCAAACAAAGCCCATAGTAAGATTGGGGCAAATGCTGCTAAGGACAAGATTCGTCGCAGCCGCAAGAGGGTAAATGATTCTAACTAATGAGTGATCTATATCTAGCTAATCCTAAACTAAAACGCTCACACGTTCCGATATCCTTCACGCAAGAGCAAATTGAAGAATATGTGCGATGTGCGAACGACGTTGAATATTTTACGGAAAAATATATCAAGATTGTAAATATCGATAAAGGCCTGATTTCTTTCGATATGTACGATTATCAACGAAATATGATGCGTACATTCAAAAATGAGCGATTCGTAATTACGAAGATGCCTAGGCAGTCTGGTAAAAGTACCACGGTCACTTCGTATATCGTATGGAAGATATTATTTCAGGATAATCAAAACGTAGCTATTCTTGCCAATAAGGGCCGTCTGGCCAATGATCTTCTAGCTAAGGCAAAACTCGCATATGAGAATCTTCCCATATGGCTACAGCAGGGAGTTGTTACTTGGAATAAGGGTAATATCGAACTAGAGAATGGAAGTAAGGTTCTTGCCGCCGCTACTTCGTCAAGCGCAATTCGTGGTGGTTCATATTCTCTGATATTACTTGACGAATTTGCATTCGTTCCGAGAAATATTGCCGAAGACTTTTTCTCTTCGGTATATCCTACTATTAGCTCCGGCGTCACATCGCAAATCATTATCGTATCTACACCAAACGGTATGAATCATTACTATAAGATGTGGGCAGACGCAATTGAAAAACGCAGTCTTTATATTCCCATAGAAGTATCTTGGCGAGAAATTCCAGGGCACGACGACGCTTGGCGAAGTCAGACAATTCGCAATACTTCAGAGGAACAATTTAAACAAGAATTCGAATGTAATTT